TGGGTATCCTGCGGCTTCATACCGATTAGGGTTACCAGCACCTGCTGCTAAATTATCTACAAGTAAATCGGGCACAGCCGACCCTACTCAGATACCTAATAGCGTATCTTATGTTTATACTTATGTAGATGGTGTTGGGGCTGAAGGGCCACCAAGTCCTCCAAGCGATATTATTACATTAACAGATAGTGAAACTGTAGCGTTGTCTAGTATTGCAGCGGCTCCTAGTATTTCTCCCGGATCTTATTATCTACCAACTGCTGCAAAAAAACGAATATATCGGTCAAATACAGGTACACAAAATACACAGTTTCAATTTTTAGCAGAAATAGCGTATGCCACAACTAGTTATAGTGATACAACAGATGCTGATGAATTAGGGGAAGTTTTGCCAAGTTCAACATGGATTGGCCCACCTAATGATGTATCAGCTACATACCCAGATGGTATGATGCTTGGTTTAGTATTTGTAGCTAACGGTATAGCTGCGGGCTTTACTGGCAATACTTTATGTTTATCAGAACCTTATTTACCTCATGCTTGGCCTGCAGATTATCGAATCAGTATAGAAGAGCCTATTGTTGGGCTAGGTGTTACCGGTAACGGTATTGCTGTATTAACAGAAGGGACTCCATATTTTGTAACGGGTGCTGATCCAGCAGCTATGACAGCTATTAGATTAGACACTCCTGAACCTTGTGTGAACAAACAGTCTATTGTAGATATGGGCGAATATGTTTTATATGCAGGTACAGAAGGGCTTGTAGCTATTTCTGGTAACGAAACGCGTATTGTAACTAAAGGGATAATAAGTCCTAAACAATGGAACACTGACTTTAATCCTACTACATTACAGGCTTTCCGCTACGAAGATACGTATATAGCTTTTAATACTACAGGCACTGATTACACTGGATGGGTGTTTGATTCTCAGTCTGAAAGTGCAAATGTAACAACTTTATTGCTTACAGCAGATGTTCGCGGCGGGTATATAGACCAAAAGAACGGTGATTTATATATAATTGTTGGAAACACTCTTCTTAAATGGCGTGGTCACGCTTCTACATTACGCACTTTAACTTATAAAACTAGAAAGTTTGTAACACCAGCACCTACTAGTATGTCGTGGGTTTCTGTAGATGCTGATACTTATCCTGTTACTATCAAAGTTTATGGCGATGGAACTTTGATAGCACATTATGTATTAAGTTTAAGCGGGTCAGTATTTACACAAACTACTACTGTTCCTGGTTCTATAAGTAATGCTACTCTTACAGAACCTGTAATGCGATTACCCGCTACAGTTGCTCAAGAATGGGAAGTTGAAGTATCAGGAGCTACTATAATAAATGAGGTTTGTATTGCGCAAAGCATAGAAGAATTACAGGTTACTTAGTATGCTAAAAAAACCAACACCTACACTTGTTCCAGGTATACCGCCAATACCTTCAGATGCTTCTCCTGCATTACGCTCGTATTTGACTGCTTTAGGTGAAGCTTTACAGGTTCGACTTGGTAGACGAGGCGACCCCCGGGATCGCGCCGTTACTTTAAGAGAATTAATTGACTCCGGTTTAGCTAAAGAACTTAAAACTGAACAGTTTGACCCAAATAAGTTTACTAGATCTAACTTAGGGTTTGAAATAAATACAACTCCTAACCTAGCTGTACCTCCAGTACCGGCAAGTCTATCAGGTTCTGCAGCTTTTCAAACCGTTATATTAACGTGGAATAGTGGTAAAGATCCTAGGTTCTTGTATAACAATCACTCTATAACTCAAGTATATAGACATACAAGTGACTCTATTGGGGATGCTGTGTTTATTGGGTCAACTTCTGCTGGAATATTTGCAGACGACACCGTATCTTCTGGAACTACTTACTATTACTGGGTTAAATATATATCAACAGATAATGTTGCTAGCCCATTTAATGCTACTTCAGGTGTAGCAGTTACAGCTACAAACGTTAATGCAATAACATCTACAATGATTACTGATGATGCTATTACTACCCCAAAGCTTGCTACAAACTCTGTTATTGCAGCTAAAATTGCAGCAGGTGTAATTACTGCAGATAAACTGGTAGCAGGTACTATAACTGCTGCTTCAGGCGTATTAGATAATTTATCAGTAGGAACAGCTAATATAATTGATCTTAATATTACTACAGGTAAAGTTGCAGGTAACGCTATTACTTCTACTAGCATTACAGCAGGACAATTATATTCTGGGGCTAGTGTTACTCATACGCTTGGTATATCTATGCCTGTTTCTGGCGAAATTGTTGTAATGGCGTATGTTGCGTTTGGCGGAGCAATACAAGTTAGTGAAGTTATTGAAGCTAATGGCAAGCTCCGTTATGTTCATTTGTATAATCCGTCAGCTCAGTCTACTACAGTAACTCGTTTGTTTTTAAATACTGGAGCTAGTACTACTGATGTTCAGCAAACATCATTTGTTAATGCTTTTCAAGGAGGAACTTTATTTAGCCCTATTTCAATGTTTGGTAGGTCTAATATAGCCAGTAGTGGAACAATAACTGCTAAAGTTACAACTGCACAAGCTAATTGGGGAAGTCCTACGTCTCAAGTTATATGGGTTGTTAGTAAAAATTTCAAATGACTATATCAACTAATTGGATTTGCTATGAGGATAATGGAGAAATAAAGTTTCTTATAGAGGGTGATGAAGCAGATGCAAAAATTAACGCTTCTAACTATATAAGTGGTACTGCTGATATAAATACTCAATATATGCTTAATCATGTAGTTACTGATAAGCCTGTTAATCCTACTACTATAAATAGCAATACATTAAGTAATGTACCTAGTGGAAGTGATATATGGATTAACAATGATTTTTTTGAAAACGTAGCAGCAGGAGAGCATACTATAGAATTAGCATCTTCTAATATACCAATTAAAATAAATGTTAGAGTATTTCCTTATTTGGATTGGAACTATGAGCGTACTTAAAGTAACTACTACTGTACAAGAAGCTAGGGCAAAAGAATATCCTGGGCTTGGAGAGCAACTTGATGCCTTAATGAAAGGACTAGATGCAATAGCAAACAGTCAATCTTTGCCAGTAGACACAACAAATTGGATTGCAGCGTGTAAAGCAGTTAAAAGTAAGTACCCAAAATAAGAAGGCTAATATGAAAAACGTAAACCATTATAAACGAGATGGAACTAAATGGTCAGGAGGTACTCACAAGATGCCTAATGGCGAAGTTCATTCTGGTAAAAATCACACGGCTACTAGTAAAAAGCTGTATCATTACAAAGACTTATCAAAGAGAGCTCAGACAAAAACAAAAACTTAGGAGGCAAGTATGGCTAAACCATTTGTGTATAAATGTACTTTAGATCGCGTAGTCGATGGAGACACAGTAGATGTAAATATCGACTTAGGTTTTAAAATTGTTCTTGCTAAACAACGGGTACGGCTCGTTGGCATTGATACTCCTGAATCTAGAACTAGAGACTTAGAAGAAAAGAAGCTGGGGCTGCAAGCTAAAAAATTACTACAAGAGCTGACGTATGATGGCTTTGTTTTAGAATCACAAGGTCGCGGCAAGTACGGACGTATTCTTGGTGTGCTTTGGGACTTTGATGGTAATAGTATTAACGAAAAACTAGTAGATGCTGGGCTAGCTGTAGAATACTGGGGTGGTACTAAAGTAAAAGTTTGGGGCGCTTACTAATGGGTTTTAAGCTTTCAATTATATTAGGACTTTTATTAGTAACGTCTATAGCCGGGTCTGCAAGTTACATTCGTTACTTAAATAATCAGATGGCAATTTTAAAAGGTAACCAAATAGTTCTTGAAACTCAGATAGAGGATCAGAATAATTCTATTGATGCGTACCTAAAAAAACAAGAACACATAAGTTTTCAACTAAACAGTTTAGAAGCAGAAAAAAACCAAGCTCTTAGAGAGTTTAATGGTTTGCGGGATAAGTTTGCAAAGCATGACATGAACAGTATGGCATTAGCCAAGCCAGGATTGATTGAATCAAGAGTCAATAACGGGACTAAGAAGCTCAAAGAGTCTTTGATTAGATTGACAGATCCTGGTCAATTTGACCCAAAAGAAGAGGCCTCTGACGCTTCTAATCCGGTACTCACACCCAGCGAAACTAAAAGCAGAGCACCTGAGAGCCCTGAAATAGAGGTGCCAAATGCGGTTTCTTCTGTTCGCGGTTAGTATAATTTTATTAAGCAGTTGCTCGTTGATGCCGAACACTAAGCAGGTAGAAGTTAAAACAATATCAGAACGACCGCCGATGTATCACCCGCCGTTGCCTATGGAAATGCAGTTAACGGATATTGAGTTTGAAATATTAACTCCAGATACAATGACAGAGTACTTAGCTTTAGTTAAAGAAGGCAAAGCACCCCCTAAACCTTATTATTCACTAACAACCAAACAGTATGAAAATTTAGCTATGAACATGGCTGAAATAAAAAGGTATACTAAAAACATATTAATGATTGTTAAATTTTATAGAGACTACGATAAGGAGTAAGGCATGTTTGATTTTATAATTGAAGCAATAGGCGTTATATCAGCGGTTGTGTGTGGAGCATCTTTTGTAGCTTCTGTAACAGCTACACCAAAAGATGATGAGTTAATCGGCAAACTGTATAAGATTGTTGAAGTGCTAGCATTAAACATTGGTAAAGCTAAAATGGCGCCCCCCAATAAAGAGTTCTAAAATGAACATAGATCTTTTAAGAGAAGAACTTGAACAAGACGAAGGGTGTGTATTTTCTATTTATCTAGATCATCTAGGTAAAAAGACATTTGGTATTGGGCATTTAATATTGCCCACAGATCCTGAATATCCTTTAGTTGTTGGAACTCCTGTAGAGCAATTACGTGTTCACGATTGTTTTGAAAAAGATATAAAAATAGTATTAGAAGATTGCGTAATCTTATATGAAGATTTTTATAGCTTACCAGAAAGTGTGCAGCACGTTCTTGCAAATATGATGTTTAACTTAGGGCGTACTAGACTAACTCAGTTTAAAGATCTTAAAAAAGCTATTGAAGCTCGTGATTATAATGCCGCCGCAGACGCTATGATTGACTCTCGTTGGTATACTCAAGTGCCTAATAGAGCAGAAAGATTAGTACAAAGAATGCGAGTGACTGCTTATAACTTAGAAAGTTGGGATAAACCTGATACCACTACTAAAGAGCAATAATGAACGAAGCATTTGCGCTAATAGCTGAAGTAGGCTTTCCGATAGCCATGTCCTTGATTGGTGGTTTCTTTATATTCCTTACGATAAAGTACATCTTACAATCCGTAGTGGGCGAAGTATCTGCTATCCATAATATAGTTGGTAACCTAGACAACCGGGTAAAGACCATGAACCATGATATGGTTA